CAAAGCTGAGGCCGATAGGATAGCTAAAGCGGCTCAGGAAGCCAAAGCAGCGGCCCAGCGTCGACGCGAGCAAATAAAACAAAATGAGGATGAGGTAAACGCCGCAATTAAGGAAGCCCAAGAAATGCGTTTCCAAGCTACGTTAACCGATGAGGATCGCGAGTTACGCCAACTCGAATTAAAATATAATTCATTACAGGAAAAGGCGGGCAAAAATACCGAGCTTTTAAAGCAACTTGAGGAGGCCGAATTTTTAGGACGCCAACAAATACGGGATAAATACAGTAAACAAGAATCGGACGCTCAAGATGCCGCCGACGCCGCCGCCATTGAAAAGGCAAAGGCTCAAGCGGTAAAAGAAAACGAGCTCCGTATTCAAAAGGAAAACGACCTTTTCGCGCTTGAGCAACAAATCGAGCTAAATAAATTATCGGCTAACGAACAAAAGCGACAAAAGGCGATTGAGGATTTAGTCGCCGAATATGACGCCAAATTTTTATTAGCTAAAAATAATGCAAGCCTAACCGCCGAATTAGATCGCGAGCAAAAGGAAAAGCTCGCCGCGATTAACCAAGAATTTAGGGATACCGAAAAGGCCGCCGACGAAAAGAGCCAAAAGGATAGGATTGATTCTTTTATGAAAACGAGCGATATGGTTACCAAATCGGCTCAAGATGGTATTTCTACGCTCCTTTCATTAAATGAGGCATTTTCGGGTAAGGATGCCGCTTCAAAAAAACGGACGTTCGAAAGAAATCAGAAATTACAGATAGCTCAAACCGCGGTTAACACGTATCAAAGCGCAACCGCGGCTTACGCCTCTCAGGTTATACCAGGCGACCCGACCTCGGTAGTTAGGGGAGTAATTGCAGCGGCGGCGGCTGTTGCGGCGGGACTTGCCAACGTGGCAAAAATAAAGGCTCAGAAATTCGACGCAGGTACACCGCCAAGCCCTTCGAATACTAATACTAACGTTGGCGGTTTAAACGGACCGTCTACCAACGTAAACACGTCGACCGTACCCCAATTTAACCCGTTGGCTAACGCGGCTCAGCCAATAAATACGACTCCGCGCGTAACTTATGTATTAGCCTCGGACGTTTCAACCGCGCTTGAGGCTCGAGAGCGTGTGCAGGATTTAGCAAGATTATAAATTAAAAAAAATGGATAAAAAGAAAGTCGTAAAGTGCATTATTGACGCCGAGGGAAACCTTGGAGTCGATGCCATTTCATTAGTTGAATTTCCCGCTATCGAATCTAATTGGGTTGCTTTAAAGGCTCAGACTAAATTAAGCGCATTAGATAACGAGAGACGTATGTTATACGGCCCAGCGCTAATTCCTGACAAACCAATTTTGAGAATAGATAAGGAAACGGGAGAGGAGTATTATATCGTTTTTGATAAAGAAACTATTTACAACTGTGCTCACGCATTTATGAAAAACGGCTTTCAAAAATCGCATACTTTCGAGCATCAAAAAACGATTGAAGGTTTAACCGTTGTGGAAAGTTGGTATAAAGAGGGTGAAAATGATAAGAGCGTCCATTTAGGGTTAGATGTGCCCGTTGGAACTTGGTTAATAGGTTCGAAAGTAGATAACGCGGAAATTTGGGCGAGCGTTAAAGAGGGAAAAGTAAAGGGCTTTTCAATCGAGGGTTATTTCGATCATGTCGGGCTGAGCCTTTCACAAACTCCTGAGGAGCTTTTAATTTTGGAGGTGCATAATTTACTGAGTGAGTTATAAAGTGGTTAAGTGATATAGTGTTTAGTGTGATTAATTTAAAAAGGCCCCAAACGAGGGGCCTTTTTTTACACCTTAAACCTTAACTACAAAAACATATATCAAGAGAAACAAGCGCAACAAATTTAGTAAAGTTTTTCCTCGCCCGTTTCAAGATTTAAAATTTGTCCAATATTTTCATTTTTCCCCTGAGCGGGCAAAAACTCCATATATGCGAGAAGCTCAGCCGATTCGGTTAGATTAGGATTAAAAGTTAATGTTTTATTTGTGGCGGTATAAACATTAATAGCCCCAGGTATTACGTTAATGGTGCTATCTTTTATAGGATCAATGCCAACGTTTAGGGTTGAGCCATACATATTATCTCCCATGTTTATACCTGGGCCGTTATAAAGTCGGTATTGATGAATATAACCGCTATAAGTTTTCCCAAATGAATTTATAAGGGTTTTATAATTTATTGAATTGGCGGGATCGCCATTAATGTAAAAGGTCGATTTAACTTGGGTGGACGATATTTTTTCAATATCCATTGAAATGTTATTTATATGAGTGGACGGATTGGTTTTCGTTACATTATACGTCCAACGGCTTTTATAAATTACCTCTTCAATGGTTAGCCCGCAAATGCTCAAGAATTCAGCGCGGCGTAATTTCTTTTTTGGAGTAATTGCATAGCGTGAGGTCCAAACGACTTTCTCCCCGCGAGTTATTCTAGCTTTATATTGAACTCTCATAATTGGGTTACTCATATCGTCAGCTATGCCATTAACTGTTGTTTCGTATGGCTCGAAAAGATGCTCGAATTTATCCTCGTTTAAATATACTTTATTTTCCACGTAATAAACCGATTGGCCCGCTAAAGAACTTGGCGCGTTATGAGTTATAAATTTAGCTGGCGAATGCAGTAAATAACCTTTATCTGTTGGGCCTTCGTCCGTAAAAGCGTTATGGTTTAAAAGCCCAGCTATGTAATTGAGTGGATAAAGGCCAAACGCTGTGGGCGAAGTCTCATTAAATTCTACTTTATAACTCATTTTAGCGGGCACGGTCGAAATATCTTTTATTTCGTAAACAGTTATAGATCGCGTTATGCGCGTTTGGATTTGGCCGTCGTATTGGCCGAAATGTTCGGGTAATCCAAGGACCTCGAGAGCTTTATTAATATTTGGCATTGGGTGAATTTTTACGAAAGTAGGGAAAAAATAAAATTCCCGTTTTTATTAAAAAATATTTTACCAAATGTCAAAAGTTAATTTAAAAGAATCCTTGAGAGAGATTTTCTCAAAGTTCAAAATTGACCCGAGCGTACACGGTATTAAACTCGAAGAGGTATCCCTTGAATTAGAGGGCAAACTAAAGGATGGAACGCCAATTTTTACGAGCGCTACGTCTTTTGCCATTGGCGTCGACGTTTACACTAAGGACGAGGAGGGTAACAAGGTAGCGGCGGCCGCTGGGCGATATGAGCTCGAGACGGGCGAATTTATCGACGTTAACGAATTGGGGCAAATTGCCGAAATGGGTATCCCTGAGCTCGAAGAGGTCGAAATGAGCACCGAAGATTTACTATCAGCTATTAATAAGCTGAGCGAGCGCGTTTCAACCCTTGAAGGTGAAAAGGCCGAACTCGAGACTCAACTAACCGTTGCAAAAAGCGAGATTAAAACCACGGCCGAAAATTTAGGCGCTGTTAAGGCTGAGCTCGCCGCGGTGAAAAAACAACCCGCTATCGGATCCGTAAAGGATAAGCCAGCGACCAAGGTCGTTTTAGGTACCGAGAAAAAAGAAAAGTCATTTAACCAAATGACGATTAAGGAAAGAATCCAAAAGAATATCGAAAAAATTAAAAAATAATTTAAAGCATTATGGCTACAACAATGAATTTGACTACAACCTACGCGGGAAAATACGCTGGGGAGTACATTAAGGCGGCGTTTCTGGCTAACGAAAGTTTGCAGTACGTAACCGTAAAAGAAAATATTGATTATAAGCAAGTGGTAAAAAAGTTGGTGGACGATATTAGTTTCGAGGAGCCAACTTGCGATTTTACCCCGCTTGGCGAAGTTTCAATTACTGAGCGCGTTCTAACGCTTTCGAAATTCCAAGTACAGCGAAACATTTGTAAAAATGATTTTTTGAATGATTGGGCGGCGGGCGATTTTCAGCGCGGCGAAATCGAGCCAGCTTTGGCCGACACGCTTATCGCTAATATGCTCGAAGGTATTGCTCAAAAAAATGAGGAATTGATTTGGACGGGTACCGCTGGGCCAACTGAATACGACGGCCTTTTGACCCTTATGGGCGCTGGCGGTTCGGGAGTTCTTTTCGTACCTACTCCCGTAGCTATCGACAATACTAACGTAATTGCTAAAATTGCGGCAACCGTGGCAACCTTGCCAACGGCTGTAAAGCGCGCAACCGAAAAACCTATTATTTACGTTTCTCAAAACGTGTGGGAAGCATTCATGCAAGCAAGCGCGGCCGCGGGTAACGGTTGGTATACTTACGGCGGTCCTGAAATGCCGAAATCTTACCTCGGTTATCAGATAGCTGTTTGCGGCGGGATGCCTGACGATACTATTATTATGGCTCAAAAATCTAACCTTTGGTTTGGTACTAATGTTCTCGCCGATTGGAATAATATTCAGTTGGTCGATATGGGTCAATTTGCCGAGGATAATGTTCGTTTCTCTGCTAAATTCTTTGCGGGTGCTCAGTTCGGTTTTGGTAATGAAATTGCCGCCTACGGAACTTGGTTCTAATTAAAATAACGGGGGTGTAAAAGCCCCCTTTTATAATACTAATTAAAAAAATTTAAAACTATGCCATGTTTGCTGAGTGCGGGCTTTATGCTCGATTGTAACGAGGGGGTCGGCGGGGTTAAAAACGTCTATTTCGCTAATTGGGAATTTTTCGCCAGCGGAATAACGTTAGATGCTAACGGAATTATAGACGCTTTGCCTGGCGTTGCGGGTAGTGTAGATATTTTCCAATATCAGCCGAACCGTAATACGGGCGCTCTAACTGTGGTGCCAACTGCTAACCTCGAAAACGGAACGCTTTATTACGATCAAACGGTCGAGCTTACTTTGGGTAAACTTTCAAACGATAAAAAGAAAGAACTCGAGCAAATGAGTAAAGCGAAATTAATTGTTTTTATTCAGCTTTACGACGACCAAATCGTATGTGTTGGCCGTACTGATGGGGCTTTTCTTACTACGGGTTCTTATCAGTCAGGAAAGGCTAAAGGCGACTTGAATGGTTACCAAATTACGGTAAATGCTCAAGAGCCTAACCAACCTGACTTTTTAGAGGCTTATACCTCGGTTCCTTTTGATAATTTCACAGGAATTACAGTTGTTAATTCGTAAGTTTTAGAGGGTTATACATTTTTAAATTGGGCGGGTATAATTGCCCGCCCTTTTTAATAACCAAATGAATTATTTAACTACAAATCTCGCGGGGCAAACGCTCCGACTAACTTTAAACGAAACGCGGCAATACTTTGCCCAGCCGTTTAGCCATTTCCTTTTGATTATATCTCATGAGGAAAACTCAACCGTTGGCGATTCAATCGCTCAGGTTCCCCTAATTATTCTCGAAAATCAGCGAATAACCCAATTAACGGTAACAACGGTAGGATTAACCTTACAAGGTCGTTACCGTTACTATGTTTATGGGCAAAATTCAGCCGTAAATTTAGATCCGACTAACGCGGCCGTTGTGGGTCTTTGCAAAATAGGTACTATTGAGCTCGTTAATTCGACTCAGTATTATGACGTTCCAAGTATAACCATAACCGACGATATAATTTATAATGGAAACCCCTAACCAAGTTAAACGCCTCGAGCTCGCCGATTATACGGTTAGAAGTTCGGCCGAAAAATTAGACCGCTCGGGCTGGGTGAGCTACGGCGTAGACAATTTATTTCCCCAATACCTTAGAGAATTAGCCCAAACGGGAGCCGTTCATGGTTCCCTATGCGTTTCGATTGGGGAAATGATCGCGGGAAAATCTTTAGAGGCTGGCGTTTATAACAAACGTCTCGAGGAGTTAAAAGCCTACGACGTTTTTTACGGTTGCGCTAATGACTTAAAATTATACGGCGGGTTTTACATTGAAATTATTTATACCGTTGACCGCGAAAACGTGGCCAAAATGCGCCATTTGCCTTTTGAGGAATGCCGATTAGCGGTAACAGGTGAGGAGGAGGAAATCGTCGGGGTTTATCATTCGAACGATTGGGCCAATACCCGTAAAAAAAGAAACAAACCCGAGTTTATCCCGCTTTATAATCAGTTATCCAAATCCGAAGAGCCGCGCCAGGTTTATTACTGTTATAATTACGCGGGTTCTAACTTTTATCCTCGACCCGACTATTACTCGGCAATTAATTCGATTGAATTAGCGAAAGAAATTAGCGTTTATCACGTAAATAATATTATGAACGGGCTTAGCCCTTCAATGATTGTAAGCCTTTTCCAAGGCGCGCCAGCCCCTGACGAACAACAACAAATAAAAAGGGATTGGGAACGCCAATTAACAGGGGCACGTAACGCGGGAAAGTTTATAATGACTTTTAACGAGCGCGATACACCACGCCCAGAAATAACAACTTTTCCGCTCAGCGACGCCGATAAGCAATATGAGTTTTTAAGTAAGGAATCGACCTCGCTTATTATGGTAGCTCACCGCGTCGTAACGCCTTTGGTTTTCGGTATTCGAGACGTCGGCGGTGGATTCGGTTCGAATAAAGACGAAATGGCTATCGGATTAGAAATTTTCACTAACCAAGTCGTCGAGCCAGCTCAAAGGAAAATTAGTAAATCTTTCGAGGAGGTTTTAGGTTTCGAAATGCCAGGGCTATCTATTAAAGTCGTTAAAAATACCCCTATCGGAAGCGTTTCGACGATCGCGGCTCCAACGGTAACGGCTCCCGTAATTGCTGAGGAGGAAAAAAAAAAAGAATGCACGTGTTTAGCTGAAGAAAGTTTCGAGCCTACGGGCGAAATGAAGGCGGCGGCCGAGTTAGGTTTAAAATGGCGAGCCGAATATAACAGGGGAGGAACCGAGGTCGGGGTCGCCAGGGCTCGCGATATTTCTAACGGCCGTAATTTATCGGTTGAGACTATTAAAAGAATGAATTCTTATTTTTCGCGCCACGCCGTCGATGCTGAGGCGAGCGGTTGGAACCAAGGCGAGGAGGGTTTCCCGAGCGCGGGGCGAATAGCTTGGGAACTTTGGGGCGGTGACCCTGGGCGTGATTGGGCGGCGCGTATGGTCGCCAGAATTGAGCGCGAGGAGTTCGGAAGCGAAATAGCCGACGAACTAATTTCGTTGGGTGTAGACGCTCCCGAGGGGTATATTTTAATAGATTCCTATGAGGTCGATTATGAAAACGACCAAGCCGAAAACGAGGAGCTCGTTAAAATTGAGGCTCACGAATTAGCCGTTTCGACGGGCTCCGCTAAAGCAATGGCGCCAAGCGATCAAGACGAAACTAATTATGCGGGCGTTACTTTTATGACGCGTTACAGATATAAGGGCCGCGCCTCGAGTAATCGTCCTTTTTGCGCTAAAATGATAGCAGCCGACAAACTTTACAGAAAAGAAGATATTGAGGCAATGGAGGATAAAAGGGTTAACCCAGGTTGGGGCCCTTACGGGTCGGATTATTATTCGATTTGGCTTTATAAAGGTGGCGGGAACTGTTACCACTTTTGGCAAAAGGAGGTTTATATTAACGCCAAAGGAATAAACCCGCTGGCGAATGACGCCCAGCAAATCGCGGTTAGAAAAGCCGAGAAAATGGGTTATAAAGTTCGGAACGATATTCGGGTTAGCTTGCTACCTGTTGACCAAGATTATAACGGTTTTTTGCCAGATAACCCCGTTTACGGCGTGAACGGAAAAAATTACAGACGATAAAATTTAAGCTATGGAAATTCTAATTATTAACGACGTTTATATTAAAAAATATACTAATATAAATGGGGCGGTTGATCCCAACCTCCTTTACCCGTCTATTTATTTGGCACAAGATAAATATTTAGCCCCTTACCTGGGGACGAACCTTTACGAAAAGATTAAAACCGAAATCGCTAATAATACCCTTTCGGGCGATTATCTAACTTTAGTGGACGATTACGCTCGCCGCGTGGTTATGTGGTGGACTATGGTCGAGGCGGCCCCGTCGTTAACTTATAAAGTCGATAACGGCACTATGGTCCAAAGGACCTCAGACGACACTACACCCGTCGCCGACGTGGTATTTAAGGACCAACTCGCCCGTTGGCAGCAAAATGCCGAGCATTATACGAGCCTTATGGTAGATTATTTATGCGCTAACTCGAATTTGTTTCCTGAATACACTAATAACGTTTGGCCGCAACGCTGCCCAATATCAATAAAAAAAGGTTCCCAAAATTATTTATTTAGTTCGGGAAATACGGCCTCGAGCCGTACTTATGGCGACCGCCGAATTAGCCAAATTCCTTAAACATGAAACGAACGGAAAAGAAAAAAGCGCAATTAATCGCGCTCAAGAAATACGAAAAGCAATTAATACTAAAGACTAAAAAAAAATGAGCTTTTTTAATGGATTGACGGCCTTTTTTAGTGATCTCAATAATTGGGTTTTTGGAGTACTAATTGGCGTCATGGGAAAAATATCTTATGAACTTTACATGAAACGTACTATTACTGTAATTCAATGGATCGCCGTAATTGGGTTATCCATTTTCTCAGGTTATCTTACTTCAGTTTATTGCGTTAATAACGGGCTCGAGGCTGAGGCAAGCTGGGCCGTTCCAATGTCGACTCTCATGGGCGAAAAAACGTTTATTTACGTTATGGCAAATTATAAAAAAATTATCTCAGGAGTTCTTTCGTTTTTTATGCCTAAAAAGTGAGCGAAAAAAAGAAAAATAAAAAACCTATTGGAGAACGTATTAAGGGCTCAAAATTCGGCGCTTTCGTTAGGGATAAGGTAAAACCCGTCGCGGGCGATATACTCGAAATAGCGGGCGATATTACAGGAATTCAGGCGCTCGAGACGGTAGGGGCTTTTTTGAACGGCCAAACTCATAAAAGCGACGAACATAACGCGCTGGCTTTAGAGTTCGAAAAGTTGCGTTTGAACTTTGAGCTCGAAATGACGCGGCTCGATATGCAAACCGAGCTCGAAATTTATAAAGCCGAGGTAAGCGATCGCGCCAGCGCCAGAGAACGGGAGGCGGCGTTTGTTACGGCTACGGGTAAACGGGATTGGCTTTTCGGCGCTGTCGTTATCGTTGGTTTATTGCTTACCGTTGGGGTCGTTTTAAGCCTCATTTTTATCGTTATTCCTATCGAAAACCAACGCCTCGCCGATATGACTTTCGGAAGTGTGCTCTCCATTGGAACGTCGATTTTCGCCTATTATGTCGGGAGCTCTCGGGGTTCTCACCTGAAAGACAAAAAACTGTTTTACGATGCCAAGCCGTAAAGTTACCGACCTCGATTATAGATTACAACGGGCTTACACGTTAGCCGTTCACGAATGGCGCCTAAATTATCCTGAATTACCCCAACCCTTTTTAACGTGTACGTTTCGAACGAATGAAGAGCAAGCCGAACTTTACGCCAAAGGACGAACCAAGCCAGGGAAGATAGTTACCAATATTCGCAAAGGTGGAAAACATAACGTTTACCCTGCCCAGGCTTTCGATATTGCTTTTAAAGATTCGCAAGATAAATTAGATTGGAGTCCTCTGTTATTCGCTAAATTCGCTTCGATCATTAAGGAGAATTTTAACGGCCTTATTAAATGGGGTGGGGATTGGAAAACATTTAAAGATTTACCCCATTTCGAGGTATAAAAAAAAGCCCTTTCAGGCCTTTTAATTAGCGGTAAATTGGGTTACCTGTTAACTGAAATAACTCTTTATTCACGGCCTTTATTCTGTTGCTTAGCCGTTCATATTTCGTTTTCTGGCGGGAATCCGTTTCTATTAATTCCCCGAGTAATAATCGGCGCTCAGCCTTTAGCGTTTTAATTTGCAAATCGCGCAAAAAAACCGCGTTAAAATCTAAGGGCCTTGGATTCATAAACAGTTATTTATAGTTCTTTATCTAAAAGATTCTGGGCGAGGTGGCGAGCCTGGCGTAGGCCCCGCAAATAATTACGTAAACCGTCGCTCATTTGTACGTTTTTCGGTTCGTAATTCGCCGCGATCGCGTCGAGTTGGTCGATTAACGTTTTTAGGCTCATTTAGAAAGGCATATCGTTATTAGTTTCGGTTTCTTTCGGGGCTGAATTATCGGCCTCCTTTTGAATTTTAAGGCTTAGGAATTTAGAACCATTTTTAGCCTCTTTAATCCACCCAGCGAGGATGTAATTCGTGCCCCCTATGTTTGTCGAGCCCCTGTAATCTGGTTGGTTTTCGGCTGTTTTCTTTTCATTTTTAAACAGGGAACCCGTTCCCTCTTTAGGTTGGTAGTTACTACTCATTTTTTATTTGGTTTTTAAATTATACATTTCATTTCCTGTTAATTCGTAAAGTTCCGCCATAATTGCCCAGGCTCTGGCGTTCTCTTTTACGCATGGCCTGAGCGAACGGCGGGCGATTAGAATAAAGAGCTCGTTTTTTAATTCCTTTATTCGCTCCTCGTTTTCCATTCGTTAACGCGTTTTTTGTAGTGGGTTATTAGTTCCTTTATTTCGTCGAGGCTGAGCCTTAACGGCTCGTTTCTGAGTAGCATTAATTTCGAAGCCCGTTCGAATCCAATTCGGTCGGTTAACCTGGGCGCGTATTCTAACAAATTCCCGTGCTTATGCTGGTTACACTCGACGCATTGGCCGTGGACGTTATCCTCGTTAAACCTCAGGTTCGGGTAATTGCCCACGCTGTAAAAATGCCCCGCGTCATATTTCGCGGGCAAAGGTCGGCCGCAACTTATACAGGGTTGTTTTGAGTCCCTGAGCCTTATAAATTCGTTAAACACTTTTTGAAGCTCGCGGCGGTATTGGCTGACGCTTTTAATGTTCTCTCGCATTTGCCGAATTTCGCGTTTCGCTTTTTTCCGCTCAGCCATTCGGCCCCATTCAATTAAACATTGGGGTTTCGTGCAAGTTGCTTGCAAGCTCGAATAAGTTGGCGTAAAGGGCGCTTTGCAAATTTTACAACGTTTCATCCTCAGTTTCTTTTATTGAGATTTTCGTAATACTTTAAAAGAAATTCATATTTACGCCCATTTTTCGCCATTTCGTTAACGACGCTGGTTGAAACGTTGGTCGGTATTTTTTTTAATAATTTACCGTTCGCCTGCCAACTGCTATTTACGACGCCTATAAATCGAGTCCCCCACTTTTCCACGTGAAAAAGTAAATTTTTCTCGGTTAATACATCGTAGCTCCCCGCTTTTGGATTCTTATAAACTCTCATTTTTTTCTATCGCTTTAAATATTTGAAAAACAACCTGAGGAACGACAGCGTTACCGTAAGCCTTTATTGATTCGTTTCGCCATTTTGAAAAGGTAATTCCGTCCAATTCGGCGGGAAACCCATCATTTCCGCTACAAATCGGGGGTTGAGTTGGGAACCGCTCGAAATTCCCTCTCTCATTAAATACCCCGCTACGTGGTTTCTGTTTAATTGACTCGGCGGAAAAGTGCTGTTTTTCATATCCTGAAGCGTTGGGGTTGGTAACATGCCCTCGGTTAACATTCTCATTAAAGTCATGCTGTGCATCGATCCTTCTTTTACTTGTGTGCTTTTCATATTTGCCGTTGCGCTTGTTGAGTCGAACGCCGTCACCGTAGGCAATAAACCAAACCCGCTCTCGTTGGTGCGGTGCATTGACCGCGCTCGCAGGTATAATAAAGGGCGCGACCGAATACCCAATATTTTCCAAGTCATTAAACACTTCGTCGAATACCAACCCTCCATTCCAATTAGTAAGGCCGCGAACGTTTTCGCCCACAACGTAACGCGGGGAAACCTCTCGTATTGCTCTAAGCATTTCGGGCCATAAATGGCGTTCATCCTCTTTTCCGAGTCGTTTTCCAGCGGTTGAATAGGGTTGACAGGGAAAACCTCCCGAAATAACGTCAATTGTTCCATAATATTTAGTAAAATCGCTTTTTGTTATGTCTTTAAAAAGTTCGGCCTCGGGCCAATAGTAATTTAAAACACGTTGGCCGAATTCATTCCACTCACAATGAAATTTATTTTCCCAACCCATCCACTCGGCCGCGAGGTCGAAACCTCCGATTCCTGAAAATAAAGAGCCGTGCTTTAAAATTACCGTTTTATTCTTATAAACTTTCATTTTTTATCCATTTAGGCAGTTCATTAATGTATAAATCATTATCAATAAAACCAATTACCAACCATTTTCGGCCCTCATTCAATTCAACCATAAGAGTAAACGGTTGTTTTTCTCGCGAATGTTTGCAAATAGAAAAGCGGTAAAAATCTTCATATTCACTCCAAGAGTGAATCCATTCAATTTTTAGCAATTCCTCAAGCGAATTGAAACGCTTTGTTTCGTTCTCATACCCTGAAAAAAACGGGGGGCGATATTGTATTATAAAATTCATTTTTTACGGTTTTATTCTTACCCATTGGTTATTTATATAAACTTCAAGTTGCCACCATTTCGGCCGTATTATTTGCCCATTCATACTTGCATCTATTTTACCCCCCCACACTATATTTGTTATCTGATATTTAAGCGGGTTTAGTTCTACTATTACCCCCTCAAAATAGGCGTCGCCGTCCTCTATATCTCTTATTTTAGTTCCTGTTTCTAGTTTCATTTGTCACCTCCATATGTTTCGTTGTAGTAATTTGATGAATCCCCCAAACGATAACGTGCATAATTAAATGCATCAATAATCTGCTCCTTCTCCATTGCTTTTGCTTGGTCAAATGCTTTTGTCATGTATTCTAAATGTGCAAAATCGATTTGAAAAAAATCTTTTAAGTGATGTTCCAACCATTCTACTGCTGTTTGTTTTTTCATAGTTCCCATGATTCGTTATTTATTGGTTTGGTTTGAATATCGGTGTAGTGCATCGTTTCGGGGGTGAAATTTACAGGAACGTAACCCGTCCGTCCGTTCCTATGTTTAGCGATTATGAACTCAGCCCCGTTAATTCCCGTTCCTTTGTCGTAATAATCCTCGCGGTATAAAAAAGCCACGACGTCGGCGTCCTGCTCGAGGCTTCCTGAGTCGCGTAAATCCGAGAGCATAGGGCGTTTATCGCTTCGGTTCTCGAGCGATCGCGAAAGTTGAGCCAGGGCGATAACGGGTAAACCATTCTCCTTAGCGATTAACTTTAGGCCTCGACTTATCGCGCTTACTTCTTGTTCGCGATTCGCTGTTTTAGATTTAGCCGCGGCGATTAATTGCACGTAATCCACGAAAACCGCCTGAATTTTGAACTTTTCGCGTAATGTACGGACGCGGGTTTTTATATCGTTAACAGTAAGTGAGGCGTTATCGTCGATATAAATCGGAAGGGCGTTAAGCCTGTCGACGGTTTGGTAATATTTTAATTTTGTTTCGCGATCTAAACGGTATTTCGCCAGCGCTTCGGCTCCAACTCCGCTCAATATAGACGCCAGCCTGTAAACGATTTGGACTCGGCTCATTTCGAGGGAAAAAAAGCCGACGGGTTTTCCGCTTTGTGCCATGTTTAGAATAACGCTCAGCGCGTAGGCGGTTTTTCCCATTCCTGGGCGAGCGGCCACGTAAATTAAGTCGCTTGGTTGGTGGCCTCCTAAAACCGAATCAATTACTCGAATTCCTGTCGGTATACCGCTTATTCCCGTTTTTTCTCTGGCTTCAATATTAGCCGAAGTTTCGGGGGTAATATTCGAGACGTGGGCGGTTTCGCCTTTTAAGTTCGAACGAATGAGGTCGGTTAATTCGGAACTAAAGGAATTATAAAGGTCGAATGGGTCGTTTTCAGGCATTAAAGCGAGCTCGGATAACCGCGCGGCGCTTTTGGCTAACTCGCGTTTTAAAAACATTTCGGTTAAGCTCAGCGCCCAGGCTTCTAAATTGGCGGTTGAGCTAACGCGGGTGGTTAAGTCGGCTATATAAGTTGGGCCGCCAGCGGCTTCTAATTCTTTTCTTTTGCGTAAATCTTGGATAACGGTTAAAATATCGACGGGCAGGTTTTGACTTTTGAGGTTTATAATGGAATTCATTAGAGCCTCATTACGGGGGTCAAAAAACTTTTTAGGGGTTAGGATACCTTCGACCCGAGAAAACGCCTTAAAATCGAGGAGAATGGCTCCTAGTACTATTCTTTCGAGGTCTGTATCATTCGGCGGTAAAAAAGTCGTTAAGTTCATTAAGGTTTACGGGTTTTAAGTTATTAAGATTTTTGTATTTCGGAGGGTATGAGGAAACGGGGGACTCGGCTTTCACCTCGAGCCAACGCCCGCCCCTCATTTTCTGGCGCCAATTTTTAACGGGTTGGCCTTTTGCGTCGTGCCAATTTCCGTCGGTATAGTATTGCCAGGCCTTGGCCCCTTGCTCAGCTGTTGAGCCTTGGTCGATAAACCAAGTTTTAACCTCTTCGATCGTTGGCGGTTCTAAATTCTTTTTCTTATTCTCATTTTCTTTCTTATTCTCATTCTTATTCTTATTCTTATTAGCTTCAGGTTCGCTTTTATTTTGCTTTTTTTTCGCTTCCGTTTCGCTTCCGTTTCGCTTCTCTTTTGGTTTACTTCCGTTTTTAAAACGCTGTAAATTAGCTAATACTTGAGGCTCGATAAGAGTAAAGATAGTTTTCGATAGTCCTGTTAATTCGATACGATTTTCATTTAGTGATAGTTCAAAAATGGCTCGATAAATTTCGAGTTGGTTCTTTTCGGGAAGTTCAGAAAGAGCTTCATAAAAAGAGCGGTAAAAAACGCAATAAGTTCTCATTTTTAAAAATACGACCACCGCACGCAAAGGACACCCAGCGCCAGATTAGGCTTTGGCAATGCGGCGGCGGTCTGTATTCAAGATTTTCATTACTGAGTGTCGGGGCAATAATACTAAATTTCGGTAAACTCGGTAACAGGCTTTAGAATTTTATAGCCATTAGTTTTTAACAACTCAATCGCCATCTCGATTTTATTATGCACCTTGGGTTGATCGAATAAACTCCGAGAATTAATTAGAGCCCTTTGTTTTCTGACGGCTTTATCTTCTAAAATTAGTTTCCTAATTTGTAACGCAACCTCGCGGGAATCGGTTTTTTTACGTATGGAATAGAGCGAATTACTACGGTATAAATACCCCGTTCTAACCATATAACTTAAACATACGCTTATCGTTCCTTTTGGTTCATTTAAAACCTTTGTCATTTCCTCGGCGTTAACTTCGGTTCTACGTTCTAAAACGTCGTAAATTTTACTTACGCGCTCGATTACTTTTCAGTTTCTCATTTTTAAAATAGATTTAATTGATTTTTAAGGTAACTAAGGTCTGTTATTTCGATTCGGCCGCTCTGAGCCTGGCGGGCCTCCCATTCGAGGCCCCTCAGCTCGGGAATATCTTCCTGTATTTTCCGCCAAACGCGGTCGATCGTTTTAACGCTCGAGAGCCGTTCGGAAAAGAACGCCGAATAATATTCGTGTTGGCTAATCCCGAGGATTCCCATTTCTAAGTCGTGTATATGCTTAACGCAAATAATCATATTATCCCGCGCCTCGAGGTTTTCGGCCAATAGTTTAGCCAGCGATTTAGTAACGTAATTATTGAGCATTGATTAAAGTTTTAGGGTTATTCCATTCCTTTAATATTTCGAGCTTCATTTTCTGAGCCTCCTCCATTCGCTGACAAAGGAGGGTTAATTCGGATATTTCGGGCTCGATAACGGTGTAATGTAGTCGACGGTGCTCTGGCTGGCGCGGGTCGTAACTTGCAAAAATCCACGCGGGAAGGCTAAAGGTTAAACAGTTTCCGAGAATTTGCCAATAATAATCCGAATTAACTCGTTTAAGGTCCTCGCCATTTTGAACCTGGCTATGTAAATAGTGATTAACAGAATTCCAAGGGCATTTAATTTCTACCCCAACGGCTCCGAAATTCGGCTCGATCATAAACGCGTCAGGTGAGCACCCGAAATAATCGTTAAAAAGACGGAAGCTCGGTTTTAACTTGGTCGACTCTTCGGGGCTATCGAGGGCCTTTTGCAGTTCTCGGAGGGCGTGCTCTTCCCATTCGTTACCCCAATCGATAGCGCGGGAAGTGGCCTCGTTAGCGGATTGACCCGTTACGGTTTCCATAGCCTTCTCGTAAATGTATTTTTTGGCGGTTTCGGAAAGTTCGCCAGCCTCTTTAGCGGCCTTGGTTTTCGGGTCGGTAAGTAGGGCGCTAATTCCTGAGCCCGTAAAACGTCCAAGGCGTAATTTATCCCAGGCGCTCGACTGTTGTTCGACCTGTTGCATAAATTCGTTTAAATAGGGATTACTCATTTTAATTGTTTTTTAAATTTTGTTTATTCTCTTTTTCTAATTCTTGCTCGATTTCCTTAATTAATTTAGTATAACCGTTATCAATTTTCAGGATTATAAAAACAATACTGAAAGCAATAACCGCGAAAAGCATTAAAAAAACTATTCCTAGAATTTTAGCCATTTTCGATGGAATTTTTAAGGGTTTGTAGTTTGCTTTTTTGTTCGGGTGAAAGGTGAGCGTCGAGGAGGTCAATAGCTTCAATAGCGGCGGCCTCACGGTTTAAAATTCCAACCTCTAAACGTGCTATCATTGATTCGCTCAACTCTCCAACGCTCGGAAGTTTAAAAGGCTTATAAACGTCTTTATTTTTACGGTTGAGGTCTCGGCCGAATACTTTTCCGAGGCTTTGGGCCGCGTTCTTTAAACATTCGCTTTTTAGTTTTGGGAAAGCCAGGTCTAAGGCGTTTGGTTTTTTATTGGAGGGATTTAAAGCCCATTGGTTCCGTTCCTGGCCCGCGAGGTTTTCGGGTGCACGGTCGACAGTTATAACGATCGAGGCGGCTCCCGTTCGGCGTATTTCGAAACCTGTTACAGGGTGGATACAAACGAGCTCTAAAGAGCCTTGGATTTCATTCGCTACGGCGCTCCATTTAAAGCCCTCTGTTTTCCATTGCCCGAAAAATAGTTCGTCGAGCGTGGTTTCGATATGGCTAATAACTACGGTTGAGGCTTTGCGGTCTGGCGTTAATTCGACGCCCATAACGTCGGGGTCGGCGTTAAGGCGCTGGGTAAACTTTTGAAGTTGGCCCATAGTTTCGGGGGTTAAGGGGTACATTTTTAAGGATTTTTAATTAAAATATAAAGGAATTCAATAAGGCAAATGGCTAATAAGATTCGGTTTTCAACCTTTGCCCAACGGATTAACTCCTCGGGGCGTTTCATTGGTTTAGAATCTTATTAATATTCATAAATGCTTTATCGAGCACCTTTTCGAATTCCTGTTTAGTAATTGTTTCGACGTCCCAATCGAGCGCCTCGCCAAATTCGCGCTCGGTTATTGAACTTAGCGTGTAACAGTTAATCGATGGGTAAGCGTTAATTTGTACGCCCTCATTTGCTGAGGTAATACAATAATATTTATTACCGAATTTCGAGAATAACGGTAACTCAATTTCTACTCGATCCACAGTTGCGGGGCGTTTTACTTCTACAATAATGCTTTTTTTCATTTTATTATTTTTTAAAGGATTAAATATTTACAAATATTTGGATATGATAATCGTGGCCAATACCGCCAGCGGTGGGGAGCTCTTCGGTCCATTCGTATTCGTAGCCTTTAGCGTTGCAAATCTCTTTAAACGAGTTCAGGCATTGGCCGAGTTTAGGGTATTCGATAACCTGAGCGGTTCGGTTTTGGAGGTGGGTTATTATTATCTGATACATATAAAAGGGTTTAAGGGGTTACGTTTAAAATATGCGCGTTAGCCAGCCGCGCCCCTGGGGTTCTTTAAATTGCGAAAGGGGTTATTTTAGAAAGGAACCAATTTTTAACGGTGTACATTCCAACCTCGTTTAATACTAAAACGCTTTTGGGCAACCAAGCGGCGCGATTGTATTTAGTAGCGCCATTATTACCGTTAGAAAAAATAGGAACTATTTCGTAATTAATAAAAACCGCCTTTTCAGTTTCTTTTACGATCTGTCCAAATGCGATAGCGTTTCCATTTTTTGCGTTGGTGTCGAAGGTGATAAAATCGTTTGTCATAACTTTAAATATTTCTGTTGTTATTTGTTTGACAAATGTAATGTAGTTTTTTTGCTACATCCAAAAATCATTTGTTAAAAAATGTTAACGCCGCGATTGGCGCGGGTTTCAGAGCGTTTTTATGCGTACGAATACCGCCCGTAATTCGGGAAAAGCTCGAAAAACATTCTCATTGCGATCGCGTCGGCGTAGTCGGGACTAATTCCGTGGGAACGCTGAATTTCCTCTTTACCTGTTACCGCGAGTTTACCGTCCCCGTCGGGATTCTTGCGTCGGATTAAATCGAGCTCCTTAACAATTACGTCGCGGTGAGCCTGAGGAAAGATTACGCGATTAAGTTCGATATATTCAGCCAATTTAAAAAAGCATTCGGCCTTTAGATTAACGAACCTTTCGGGTTTAGTGGCTTTGGCCCCGTTGCGAAATTCTCTACACTTGAGAACGTCTACTAACCCAGCGCCCAGGCCGTCGGCGTCAGCGATTACGTTACTCAACTTTACTTTGTATTGATCCGCCAGCGCTCTAATAACCGCCGCCGTTTCGTCTATTTTCTTTTTTCTGAGTTCCGTTATTTGGATAAGTGATAAACCTCGCCAAAGAGCGATAACGGTTCGGTCTTTTCCAAGTCTGGCGACGTCGGCCGTTATAAATAATTCGCCTGTTGGTTCTGAGGCTCTAAATGCTCTTAAAACGTCGTCGGTAAGGAAAAGGGCGTCGGCGGTTTCGTCATAATCCCAATCGCCCTCTAAAAGCCTTTTACGGTCCATTTCGGGCAACCGTGCCAAAGTCTCGGCGTAAGTTGGAGGCAGGTGTACGTTATCCGTTACCCGTGAGGGTATAAATTGGATAAAAGCGGGCAGCGATTCAGCCCGCCAGGGCGCGTAAATTTCGTTATATAACCAACCTTTCGACGGGTTACACGTTAGCAAGATTTTCGGGGTTAAATTGAATTGGTTTAAACGGTATCGAATACGGCTCCTTACAATATCGACCGCCTTTTTAGTTACCTGGCTAACCTCATCTATAAACGCGTCCGTAATTTCAAGCGATCCAAGCGAATCGAAAGACGGGTCCGAAGGATAAGCGAAAAGGTCCTTAAGAATTATTTCCGAGCCATTATAAAACCGAATAACGTTAGATTGAGCGTTAAAATAATAATGCTCGTTAGCCCTGAGCCCGAATAAACCCGCAACCTCGAAAAACGTTTTTAACGTGGTTTTCTTGAGCGTGTCGAGTTTAGATCGTCCAATTAACCCGCGGGAACCTGGGTACTTTAAACGGCGTTGGATTTGCCACGCGCAACCTGTAAAAGATTTCGCGCCCCCAGCGGCTCCACCGAATAAAACGACCTCAGCGGGAGAATCTAACCCGAGGGCGTTTAAACATTCGATTTGCTTGGGTAAAAAGGTAATCATTAAAACAGTTCATTTAATGGTTTACCCGTTATGGTACTAAGTCTTTTTAAATCGGCTAAATCCATTGTTTCGGGGTTTTTTAACCAACGGTAAGCCGTCCAACGAGAAACCTTCATTTTTCGGCTGAAATATTCCCGCGTTCCGAAATGTTCGGCCACAATCGCGTTAAGTTTACTCGAATTCATTTTGTACATATTTTTGTTTTCCTTACGGCCAACTCTTCATTAACGCGTGTAATTAATTGATGTAACTGCCACTCTTCGCGCCGATTTTTTGGGATAGTGCCCAAAAATTTCCACCGCAAGGCGCGTAAGTCATTAAACGGTAATAAGCTCATTTCCTTTCTCGTTATCATTCTCATGTTTAAAATTTTCTTTTATATCTTCAAGAGCTTTTTTATAACCCTCCATATAACAGGTGCGCGCGAATTCGGCCTCGTTAGCGAGCATTTGGGCCCCTTGGGCTATTGTTTCTCGGTAAGCTGGCGCCGATAAGCTGAGCGGGTTACTTTGTAACTTTTTAAGGGTCGTTTCGAGGTAATCACCCATTGGGCTACGTGTGGCGGTTTTATTCATTATCAAAATTTTGTTGGTCGTTTATATCCTTTTGAGCTGACACCCAACCGCGAAAATGCCCTATAAAATATGCAAGCGGTATAAACATTAAAGGAATAATTACCCATAGGGGGTTAACATTTATTTCCATAGTGAAAAAATTAAATTTGCACGGGGCAACGCGCCGCCGTAACTTGGGGCAAAATTAGTGGTTTTTTTGCTACTTTGCAAATGAGCTCGAATAAATTGGAGGCTGAAATAAAACGTATGTATCCAACGTGGCGCCGTTACGCTTGGGGTCTTTTGGGGTCCAAAGCTGGCGGCGACGATTGTTTAAATGAGACGCTTTTAAAGTTACTTGAAAACCAACCCGAAAAGGCGGCCGAACTCGCCCAGGTTGGAACCCTCGAATTTTACGTTAACAGAGCCCTGTATTTAATGGCAACCGATTCGAGCTCGCGTTATCACGTTAAATATTCAAAGTTTAATCGAAAATGGGACGCCGAAAGTTCGCGACATCTTGGGGAGCCTGTGCCCGTTTGGATGGGATCGCGAGTAGATAACGAATATTTAGACGCTTACATTAGTCTCATGCCTGAATTAGACGCCACTATTTTACGTCTTTATATGTTTGATGATTTCAGTTACAAGGAAGCGAGCCGCGTTACGGGTATTCCCGTAAAAGAATTATACCGATTAGTCGAAAGAGCCATAAATAAAATAAAAAAAAATGTTCAGCGTACCCCCAGCAATTCGGGCCCAACGTTACGAGACGTGCAAAGCCTGTAAATATTTTAAAGCCTCAACTCACAGTTGCGGAACCTTAGTAATTGGCCGTAAACTAACCGACGAGGAGCTCGCCGAGGCTGAGGAAAACAACCTGGTTACTTATTACCGTAAAAAAACTCGGTTATGTGGCTGTTTTTTACCTGAAAAAACCAAACATAGTCTCTTTAGGTGCCCAGTAAACAAATGGGGTTATTACCGTTTGAATGAAGAGGAGGCCGCCGAGCTTGCAAAATTCATTAAAGAATTACCAACCGACGGTAAACTCTCAGCCTTAACTGTTAGAATGGCGGCTGATTGGGTTTATAAAATGACGGGGCGCCGTGTATCTTGTGCCTCATGTAACGCCAAAATGATTTTAAGCTATTTAAAAAACGAGGCGGGACTTATTGAGGATTAACCCCCCGACGATTCGGGGCAAAAATGGGCGGCCTTTCCGTTATTAAGTCATGAGAAAGAAAATTAAACTGCTTTGGGAACGTATAAAAACCGAACTCGAGGAAATATTTACAATAAAGGATAACATACCCAAAAAGGGCAAAAAAAAAGCGAAATAATGCCATTACCAATAAGACAACCAAAAGAGGACCGCCATGAGTTTATAGGCCGTTGTATGGCTGATAGTAAAACAATTAAGGAATTTCCCGAGGCCGCTCAGCGATACGCCGTTTGTCAAGCCCAAGCGGATTTAATACAAAATAATAACTAAATTACCCGCCGAAAGTGCGATTTCGCCGTCGGTGGAATACCAATATTTACGGGAAAAATGACTTTTTAAAGATTAGAAAAAAAATGGCGTATAATTTCCAAAAATCCGAAATTAAAAAGGCGATCGAGGGGTCGGGTGGTTACATATCCGAAATAGCCCGCCGCCTTGGGTGCGATTGGCATACCGCCGATAAGTACATTAAACAGTTCGAACTAACCGAAATTCTCCAAATTGAAGATGAAAAGGCGACCGACCGCGCCGAAGTTAAATTAATGGAGGCTATCGAGAACGGCGAAATAGCCGCAATCATTTTTAGGCTCAAGACCAAAGGAAAGAAACGGGGTTATATTGAACGCCAGGAACTCACGGGCGCCGATAACCAGCCGATAATTACAATAAGCGCCAACCTATGAAACTATACATTCCCGTCAGCGCCGACCAAATCAGCCTAAAACGGTTCGTCGATTTTGAAAAGGCCGAAAATGATATTGAGCGGGCAACGATAGCAATTAACAAAAGCCGCGAATACTGCGAGGGGCTAAAGGCTGAGACGGTGCAAACCGTTATCGATTTATTTCGGACGGCTTGCATTACGGGCAAAGATACCCATACGCCAACCGTAACCGTCGAAGGTGTTAAGCTCGGGTTTATTCCTGACATTAGTAACATGACATTTCGCGAGCACGTGGATTTAGACCAACTATCTAAAACCATTTGGCTTAATAATGGCGAAACTGATTATACTAACTTACCTCAGCTGGCGGCGATATTGTATAGGCCAATTTCCGAACAAATCGGCGATTATTACAACCTCGTTAAATACGATTCGGATAATGTGAAAAAATATATTCACGCGATCCACGCTTTAACAATGGATCGAATACAAGGAGGTTTGCTTTTTTTTTCAAGTATCGGCGCCGAATTAGTGAACAATTCGTTGGAATATTTGGACCGTCTGACGATGACGGAGCTGAGCACAGTTATACGCCCTCAGGATTGAGCCGTTGGGGTTGGTATCATATTCTCGAGAGCATTTCGGGAAATGATATAACTAAACATGAGGCTGTTTTAGATACGCCAGCAACCGCGATTTTCACCCACTTAAGTTATATGAGGGATTATAGCGCTGAACAAACGAGAATAATGAAAACAAACTTTCGCAAATGATAACGCAAATAAGTTACAACGTATTAATTGAGCGTTTTAGGGCCTTCGCGTCGGGACACTATTTAATTGAGGCGTTTACTCATGGGGAATTATCCCAAACGGATCTCGAGAAAGAACAAACGTTCCCGTGGATGCACGTTTTCCCTGTCGAGGTTGAGCCGCGCCAGGGTATGCGTCTTTATACCTTTATTGTAACGTTTGCAGATTTACCACGCGATAAGGAAACCGATGCCGAATATCAGCGCGAGAGCCTGAGTGATTGCATTAAGTTAGCCGAAGATTTATTAGCGGAAATTCAAAACGGTTTAGTTTTATTCGGGCCGACGGTTGAGCTCGAGGGTTCGGCCACTATTGAGCCATTCATTAAGGAATTTACCCATACGCTAACGGGAGTTAATCTAACACTTACCATTTCGGTTCCTTGGGATTGGAGCGCGTGCGATATTCCCGCCGATTGGACGGTCGGGGGCGCGGGCTCTGGCGGCTCAGGAACGCCGATAGGGTTATTACTTCAAACTAACGGCGTCGATAATGGCTCGCAGTCTTTACTTAACTTGCAAGCGGGAACTAACGTAACAATTACGGATAATGGCTCGGGGACCATTACGATTAGCGCCTCAGGTGGCGGCGGTGGCGGCGGTACGGTAACGAGTGTAGGATTAAACGCGCCAGCGGCTTTTACCGTTTCGGGGTCACCTGTTACAAACTCGGGAACCTTAACGCTGAGCGGCGCGGGTACCTCGGGCGATTATATCGACGGAACGGGAGCGCTTCAACCGTTCCCGAGTATTCCAACTGCTCAGGGGTTGCAGGATGTCATTACTACCGACCCTGTATTGACTACGGATAACACGATTGACTGCAACACCTTTGGCCTTACGATATCAGACACATCAAACTTTACAGTAAACTCAACGAGCAAACTTAACTTAGATGTAAACGGCACAGCTAGTTTTAGCATTGATAAAAACTCTGTCACTTCACAAAAAGTTACGGGGACCGTACAAACTCAAGTTTTAGTTGACACTCAAAAAGCGGTAATAGCGGCCAACGATTCGAGCTCAGCCAATGAAACCTCGTTAACCTTATTTCCGAATTCGGCTCGCCTAAAAACGCCGAACGTCAACGACTCGTTGGCAACGGTTGGCCAAGTTCTAACCCTGAGTAACGCCGCCACGGGCGAGGTTGAATTTACGACGGTTGGAACGGGGACCGTTACCTCTGTTGGGCTTTCGATGCCTTCAGCCTTTACGGTGGCGGGCTCACCTGTGAGCACAGCGGGAACTTTAGCCGTAACGGGGGCGGGTAATACGGGCCAATATATTCGAGGAGACGGAACCCTCGCAAACTTCCCCGCAACGGGAGGCGGTGGGGGCCAAGTATTTTATTTTAACGGGAATATTTCACAGGGTACCATTGGAGGGAATCAATTTTACGAGTTAGGTACCGAGGCCAATACAGGCCCAGCGGCCAACTTTACGCGGGCCACTACGGGAGTAATTGCGCGGTTCATTACTGACGTTAATTCTCCAAATCATTTAATTATTCCCGCTGGCGTTTGGACGGTCGATGTATATTTAAGCGAAACGGGAGGCGGTTCGAATAATGCCGAAATAATCGCGGTTTTAAAGATATATAACGGGGCAACCTTTACGACGATCGCCAGCTCACCGTTAGAACAAATTACCAACGGCAATGTGCCCGACCTTTATACGTTTGCCATTTCGGTACCTAATACAGTAACCGCCGCAACGGACCGCGTCGTTATTGAGTTCGATATTCAGAATACTAATGGTAAAACAGTAACGCTTTATACCGAGGATAGTAAAATTGGCGAGGTGCATTCAACCTACGCGATTGGCCTCAGTTCGTTAAATGGGCTTACTGCCAATACTCAGAATTTCGCCACGGGTACAGCGGGAACCAATTTCGCGATTAGCTCGGCGGGATCAATCCACACGTTTAATTTACCCACGGCCTCGGCGGTAAATCGTGGCGCGTTATCGAGTGCGGATTGGATCACGTTTAATAATAAACAAAATACGATTGGTTTAACGACGGTTGGAAACAACCTGGCTACTTTACCTAACCCTAGTGATGTTCGTTACCTCAGAATAAATGCCGATAATAGCGTTAGCGCGTTAACACTCGCCCAATTAAAAACGGACCTTTCGGTAGGGACGGATATTTCGGTAGTGTTGGGTTCTAATATTACCAACGTCGGCACGGGCTTCGAAGATGTAACGGGGTTATCCTTTGCGGTGAGTGCAAATAAAACGTACAAGTGGCGCGCGACTTTGAGTTATGCAGTCATATCGAGTGCCGCCATTACATTCTCAACGAATGGGCCAACTACAAGTATTAACAACGCGCGATTCACCACTACGTTTAACGTAACGACTAACGCGGTAAGCAATCAAGCAACGTATGATGCAGGAACAAATGCAGCGGTAAGTGCTAACGGATTAAGTACAGCTGACGGGATATTTCGTACAACTGCGGCAGGCACGTGGACAATTCGCTTTCGCGCTTCTGCAGGTGCGACGTTAACAGTTCGTGCAGGTTCAATCGTGGAATATTCGGAGGTATTATAATGGCGAAATTAGCAGATTATAAAGAATTATTAGACGAGTTTGGAGGCCGAGTAATTGCGCGAGCTCAAGCCAACCTCAGGCGTAAACGCCAAATTCGCGGGCGCTCGGTTAATAGGGTTTATAAGGGCACCTTACAAAAGGAACTAACCTGGGGTTACTTTAAAAAAGGCTCTCAGATTTTACAATGGTTTGGGGTAAAACCAAACTCACCAGTTAGGGATTACGCCGACGTAATCGAAAAGGGAAGGCGTCCCGACCCCAACCCCGCAACGTGGCCACCACGTGCCCCTATTAGCGCTTGGATGCGATATAAAAAATTATTCGATCCTAATAAAAGCGAATATATCCAAGTTACGAAAATGGTCGAAAGCATTGGCCGCCGCGGTATCGTTGGTATAAATTATATGCGAGATGCCTTTCAAGATGAGTTTCGCAAAAGTGGTAAGGAATTCCGTTTATTTTATAGGAAAGAAATATTTAAACAGGCCCGTTTAAAGGCCGATAAATACATTAAGTAAAATGGCGTTAAATATTGAAGAGAAACCGTATAATTTTACACCGCGCGGCCAAAAGTTATTGTTTATTGTAAGCAGCGATAACGCGGGGCAACCTGGTTTTAAATATGGCGTTAGTATAGTTGAAACTTCCACGGGTAAAACATATTTTTATTATTACTCGCCAACTTTTGCGGATTCTAAACTTTATTTTGATTTATCGCCCCTTGTGCTTTTACGAAATAGCGAATCTAGTAACGCTATTCATTCAAACGTAACGGCGGGAACTTATGTGGAGCCTATTGGCTCAGCTTGGGAAGAGTACACGGTAACATTTAGCGAGTGGTGGTTAATAGATGGTATTTTAAGTGAAAATACAGGCGTAACTGCCTCGGATGTTTTAAAGGTTTTTAACGCTTACTATCAGATTTCGGACGGTTATAGACCTAATGTCGAAACGGGTAACGCTAATGTAAAATTTGCGATGCAAAATTCAACCTCCTATTTATGGAGCGACCGTAAACAAACGACTTATATTTGGCCGTTAGCCGATAGTTACAACCCGTTACAACCTAACGCCATTTATATACCCGTTTGGCCAACGGATTACGGTTTAATTTATGTCACAGGCACTAGCGATTTATCTAATAATTTCGCCCGTAAATACCGAATTAATTTTTACGACGGTACAGGGGGATTGCCTATTCAAAATGTGCTCGATTTGCAGGGTTTAGAAATTGAGGGAATTCCCATTTACCCCGCAAATCTTGAGAATAATACGGACGGTTTGCCGATTCCCTCAGCTTACCCGAATTGGACTCATTACACGCTAACAATGCGCAACGCGTCTAATTCACTAAGTAACTCCTATCAATACGTTTTTATTAACGCTGAGCGTTTCGGGTTAATCGATTGCCGTTTCGATGTTATTCGATTGGCTTGGGTTAGTTCGCGTTGCGGTTGGGATTATTTTAATTTTACCAAGCGTTCGGAAAATAGTTATAATATCGAGCGCCGCCAATGGAGGCAACCCTTACCAAATCAATATCTAAGCAGCTCGCGCCAGCAAACCGACCGCCAAAGCGTAGTAAATAAAATTATAACGGTTACCTCTGATTGGTTACAAGAGGGCGAGTTTGAATTCTTAAAAAACCTTTTAATTTCTAACCAAGTCCAAATCGTAAATGAGGACGGAACCCAAACACCCGTAAATATTCAAGAGAGTAGCTATGTAGCAAGACGCGAAAGAACGGGGCGTCTATTTAATCTTACATTAAAAATATCCTACTCTCAAGATTATTGGAGTTAATACTATGAATGAAACGCAATTAGTAGTTAAAAAAGCAATACAAGGGCCTGGGGCAATTATTGATAACGGGAGCGGTTATGTTACCTCTTTAGTTACACCTCAAGCCGCGTTTGTTGCTGGCGATTGGACGGGCTATATTGGTAAATACGTGCATATTTTCGAAAATTATACACCTACCGATTGGGGTTTCCATAAAATAACAAACGCCATTTACGATGGCGCTACGTGGACCGAATTATTTACGGAAGAGCCTTGGGATTTTTATAGTTTTCCTAACCAAGGTTCGGCCGCTTTCGAAATACATGAGGCTGTTACACTTTTCGAAGATTTATATTTAGATCTTTACGAAAACGAAACGATTTCCCAAAATTGGGCGTTTTCTGATTTGGGCTCCTTTTCTATTCAAAGCCCTTTCACGCGCCAATTTAGATTACCAAACACAATAAATAATAAGGCTATTTTCGAAGCGATTGGCAACCCTAACTTTTCGAAAATAGATAACTTTTTTTATTACCGTTTACCCGCTAGAATTAGCGTCGATTCCATTCCAATAATTAACGGTTATCTAAAATTAAATAAGGTTATTACTCAGCGAGATTTAATAACGGATTTTGAGGTTACATTTTATGGCAATACTTCAGACTTTGCCCGCGATGTTAACCAATTAAAGTTAGCGGATTTAGATTTAAGTACGTATAACCCACTTGCCAACTTTGCCAATGTAAACGCGGCCGCTTCGGGTTCTTTCGATTATCTTTTCGCCTTTTGCGACCGTGGGCAAAATTGGAATAATGCGGGCGGGCGTTCTATTACTGATCCAATTTACGCGGGCGATTTTACGCCCTGTTTAAGATGGGACGTTCTATTCGATAAAATCATTACAGGCGTGGGTTGGACTTATGAGGCGCCCGAATTAATGGATACGTTAGCCGCTTATTGGATGCCTTTTTTAAATTCTCGAAATATTCGTTATACAGTTAACTTAAATGCTAAATTTTTTTTTAACGCCTACTTAAATACAGATATAACTTTAACAGGGAATAGTGCGAGCTTATTTAGGCCAACTATTGAAACCTCGGATCCAGCTGGGCGTTATTCAGCTGGCGCGAATTCGTCTTATTCGATTCCGCTTTCGGGTGAATATTCATTTTCCTTTTGGACTACCTTAACTGTTATTGGTAATCCCGCTGTAAATTCTACTGCGATAGGAACGCTACAAATTTATGTAGATAATATTACAAGTGGCGTTTCCCTTTTGGTCACCTCATTCCCAATTAACCCTAATTCGGGAGCGGATTTAGTTTTTTATATTTCAGGAAACGCAACGGGAATAATAGCGCAAACAAATGACGTTATTAAACTTCGTTATAGTTATGTTCAGGTAACGGGTGTAATTGCGAATAATGTTCGAATTGAGTCGGGCTCTTCTATTTTCGGCGGATCAGGTTGGAAATTAAACCAAATAACAACGGCTTTCGAGGGCTTCCAAATCGACTTTGCGGCCAACGCTCCCGATATGCGCCAAATAGATTTTATTACGGATGTGGTTAAAATGCACAACCTCGCCGTAATTGAACACCCCACTATTGAGAAGCGATTAATATTTAAGACATTACCCGATTATATAGGTAGCGGTCCAACTTATGATTGGACTCAAAAGCTCGATTTAAATAAAGATGTAGTAACTTATTCAACTATTGAGCAACAAAAGGCCGAGTTATATTATTCATATTCGGCTGGTGCAGATGCCGCTTCTAAAGCATTTCAGCAAGCGGGCCGTATTTATGGTGATTTTAAAATCGACGGTTACACGGTTAATCCAAGTATTAACGCGAGTGAATTTATTACGGGTAAACAGGAAATTAAATTAATAACTCAATCGACGCCAGCGCTGAATTTAGGTCCTACTCACGTTCCTAAATTTATAGACGTAAATGGATCGTTTGTAATACCTGGACCGCGTTGCCTTTATTACTCGCATACTATCAATATTCCGAAAATGTTTAACGCAGGAAATTATGTTGCATTTAACGCGCCGACATTGTCTCATTACTCGGTTGAAAATCCAACGATCGCCGATTTTGATTTAAATTGGAGCCCTGAGGTTCCGCTACACAATATAACCACCAACCCTTATTTTACTTTATTTAATCTCTATTGGCGTGATTATTTAAACGAAATTTATTCGCCTGACGCTCGTATTATGGAGGCTTATTTTCAGCTCGAAATAAGCGACATAACCCCAATAGATTTTAGTGCATTAATATTTATTAAAGATTCTTATTGGAGGATTATTGATGTTTCAGAGTATAAATATGGCTCTCAAGAATCGACTAAAGTAAAGTTATTAAAGATTGTTACTCCTTTGCTCGACTGTGATGTTTTACCAAGTTCAATGGATGCAAATGGGATAATTATTTTTAAAGATGTGAACGGCGACCCCGCCAGCCCGACGGCCTCCTGTTGTGTTCGTTATGGTTATGAATGGGACCCTTTGAACGAGGTTTGTTACGGATTAGTTTCGCCTGACGAACTTCTTGGAAATATTACAATAGCCAATACTTTCAATACTGCCTTAACGCGTGAAACTAAAAGCGCGACGCGGTCCGTTGTGGGCACTAATAACACCGTTAGCGATTCTAATTTAAATGTAATTGTTTCGGGTAATAAAGTAGATATTGTAGACGGCAATTCTAACTTATTAGCCATTGGCGACACGCTTAAATTAGATACGGCCGTTAGTGGTAATACTATGATTGGAAAAAATGTATTAACGAGCTCGAGCGGGTTTCATTTGGGCGGCGGTTGGAAAAATAATGACAAAGCACAAGCCGATGGGAGTACGCAATACGGAATAATAATGCACGGAAATAAAGATGCGATTGCATTTTCGGGCCAAATTATTACTCCACCGATTGAAAACATAGCGGGCAACTTTCTTATAATACCTAATGAAAGTTATTGGATGGCACTTGTTAGTATTACCATTTTTGAAGAGTTAACAGGTGAAAATTATACTGCGCTTTATCATTGCAATTTATGGAAAACGACTGGCGTTTCTGTTGGATCCATTCCGATTTTGATTAGCGAGGATAATCTATTTGGAGGAGGAATTACCTTCGGGTTAACTATTGACACGTCCGCTGATCCAACTCAACACCGTTTTGACATTACTGTTAGTGGCGCTGGTTTTCCGAGAACATTAAAAACTACGTTAGCCGTTCAATATACCGCTGTAAGATAAAAACAAATGATAAAAGTTAACCCTATTTCCCCCGTTTTACAACTCTTAAAATTAGGAGTTCGTAGTAAAACTCCAACACTTGAGCTCAAAGGTAAAAGGCTTTGGTTTTTCCGTTTATTTAAGTGGGGTTCCTTTGGTATATGGTGGGGCTTCATAATTTACATTTTAATAAATTGGTTTAATGGCTGAGGAAAATTTAAAAGCTCAAGTAGTTTTAACGGTCGATGATTCGGGCGCTACTAAAAGCATTGATAATTTAACGGGCGCCATAAATAACGCTGGCGCCTCGGCGAAAAGTTGGGCTCAACAAGTCGGCGATTTAAAAAAGCAACTCGCCTCGGTTGACCCGAGTTCTCGCGAATGGGCCGAGCTGGCTTTACAATATAAAGAACTCGGCGGCTCTTCAAAGGTCGTTAGCCAAAGCGTCGAGGACTTAAAAGCTCGGTTGAATGATTTGGGCGCTAACGTCCCAACGGAACCCGTTAAGAACTTTCGCCAGCAAATAAAAGACCTTACCAATGAACTTCAAACTACAAACCTACCTAAAACCTCTGAGGAGTATCAGAATTTAAAACGACGCCTTGAGCAATTAAAGGACGCGCAAAAGGATTTTAACGAGGAAATTGGCGCCAACGCGGGCCCAGCTTTTGAGAGCGCGGGAAATAATTTAAGAAACCTACAAAGCCGTCTTGGATCGCTCGACTTTGGCGGTGCGGCCGATAGTATTAACGGCCTTGCTAAAAACATTAAGGGGCTTAATTTCTCGGGAGCTACGGAAGGTTCGGGGGCTTTTACTAAATCGGTTTTAAACCTTGGAAAAGCGCTTTTAACTAACCCCATTTTTTTAATCGGTTCGGTTATCGCGCTCATAATTACAAATTTCGATAAGCTCGCTAACATTATTCCTGGCGTTGGAACTGCTTTCGAGGTTATCGGCTCAGTAATTAGCGCGGTAAAAGATGCGATAACTGCATTTACCGACGCGATAGGTTTAACCGCGGTTGCCGCGGCTGACGCTGTCGATTCAGCCATTTCTAATCTTGAAGGAAACCAAAAGAAACTCGATAACGCTCGCAGGCTGGCGGTTGCAAATGCTCAAAAAACGGGCGGCGATATAAAAGCGATTAACGACGATTACCGAAAAAAGGAAATAGCGGAAAATGAAAACCTTATAAATAAGGTTAACGCGCTTGAAAAAAAGGGCGTACTCCTTACAAAAGAGCAAGCCGACGCCAGAAGTAAAGCTATTGCCGCAAATACTGAAATAAATATAAAAGCGGCTGAGGAGGAGGCGTCCGAAATTGCTAAAACGCGCGAGGACGCCGCCAAAGCTGAGGCCGATAGGATAGCTAAAGCGGCTCAGGAAGCCAAAGCAGCGGCCCAGCGTCGACGCGAGCAAATAAAACAAAATGAGGATGAGGTAAACGCCGCAATTAAGGAAGCCCAGGAAATGCGTTTCCAAGCTACGTTAACCGATGAGGATCGCGAGTTACGCCAACTCGAATTAAAATATAATTCATTACAGGAAAAGGCGGGCAAAAATACCGAGCTTTTAAAGCAACTTGAGGAGGCCG